GGACGATACCAATTATTATAAATCAAATTGTACGCACGCAGGGGCAAAGCCGAATGTTTGAACAACGGAACACCGACGGGTAAACCCATATAATCATACAAACTACCAACAGCATAGCCCGTCGTAGCGGGAGCGGTCATCTCCGGCACAGTAAAATCGATATCATCATCCGGATTATCACGCTCACCCTGAAGTCGCACCCAATTTTCCCAAACCAGACGGTTGGGAACAAAAAAATAATGGATATCCATCCACATATTATCCATCACAGGTTTAATCGGAGTAGCAAGCCGGGCAAAATGAGTAGCATTTATAGAAATGCTATCGCCCGGAATAACCTCATCAACGTAAAACGGCACCAACCATCCAGCATCAAATGTTGTGTGATATGCACTGTCACGGTTAAATACCGTACGAGACGTACGCACCGACGGTACAACAGAAAAATTATGCTGATTAGGCGATTTCATACGATAACTCCTCCATTCGCAGACATTCCAACCGTGCGCAATTGCGCACAATCAATAACATGACGCGGAGCATTAATTTGAGAAATCTCACCCGTAACCAGATTAATCTCACCAAGATAATCCAAACGGAAATCCTCCGCATGATCAGCCAAAATATTACCAGGTTTATTGACGGTATCAGTCACCACACGTAAAGCCTCACCGTCGGTGAGCAATACCATAACCTGGCCATAAACACCAGTTTTTACATCATACACCGAATACATTTTTTTAAGCATGTTCAATCCTCCTCTTGAGCATAGTTGCACGCGCTGTAGCCACTCGTTCATGAACTTTAAGTTTCTCAGGAGTACGATCTCCTGCTCTTTCACACGATGCCTCCATTCGCCGACGTTTAATCAATAAAAAAGCCGCTTCGTTCCTTTCAGACGATGCGGCATAAACCTTATCGTAATACCTCGGCGGTCTCGAAATGACACCACGGGACACGACTTTGTCGTCGCTATAGGTGTCAACATGATTTTTAGCAATCCAGTTTCCTCCAATTCCTGGACGACGCGACATGCGCGTAAACTCTCTTTCTCGAACAACTCCAGTTGTTTTATCACAATAATCACTCAACTTTTCCTGTTTTTTCAAACAGTAGCGAGCAACATACGCAGCAGCCGCAAACGAAAATGGCACTACGTGCACAAATCCCAAAGACCACGTCTGCTGAAGCTCCGTAATACACGGTCGAGTGTCAGTAGGATTATAATCAACTTCATTCTGAAAGTCAATACCAAATAACAAAACATGGTAATGAGGACGTTGACCTTTATCGCCATATTCACCGGCGAGAAAAAATTTCAGCGTTTTTTCAGAAAACTGCTTACGCAGACGCTTCATCCACAATTGCACATGTTCCGGATGCAAATCACCATCAAACTGAGGATTATCATCCGCATACGTAAGCGTAACCATACAATTATCGTCATGAGATTCAGCCTCATGCATGCATCGTATAGCCCATTGTCGAGCGGATTCCATCCTACAACCTAAACATTTTCCACAGGGTAGAGGCATATCTAAATATATCCGTCCAGAGATACGAGAGAAAACCACTTTTCCTTTCGTCTCACCATCGACGGACAGATACGCCGACAGCGGACGGTAGCAGGGCATTTCATAACCTCACTCCGCCGCGCATCATAGGAGGCGCAACATTAATTTTAGAAGCACCCGCCGTACGGCGGAACAACTTCTTCGAATACTTCTTGCCAACCTTTTTACGATTAAAACGCATATAAAACCTCCTTTCTAAACAGCATTGGTGTCAGTAGGCACCACTATATCAAGTAATAATAGTGTGCCTACTCCCCTCTTATCCCCAAAGGGGACGCTAACGCGGGGCAAAGCCCCTTGTTATCAAGTTTAACAGCCCTAACGGGACTTACAACAAGACCAAATACGAATTTAGAGAAATAACCCGCCAAAACGCCAAATACGCCCATAGAATGAGCAGCAAATATCAACATAATCATAAACATAACAAATAACAACAACAAATTACTTATCATCAGCTGCATTACGATTTTTATTAGCATCAAGCTTATCAGGCGTAGAGGCAACAGGCGGTCTTACAACAATCAATCCGAGGCGTTCCGCCTCATTAAATACATCCGGGTCAGAAATCTGACCCATAAAACCCATAAATTCTTCAACGTCGTTATGAAAACGACGACGTACCACAGAGGGATACTGATCAAACAATGCTTTCGCATGTACAACACGATTCATACAAGTCTGATAATCGCCAATAAGCGAAGTATCAAATATCTGATCACCATCAACCAACGACTTACCATTCATCACCAACGACGGCATTTCACCCGTACGTTTAAAACGAGCAACGATCTTATTAATATCGTGCTCAACACCAACTTTCTGTTTAGTCCGACCTTCCCTACAAACAATTCCAGCAGTCATCGACGGTAACATAGACATATCAATCTCCTTTCGATTCAAAACCTTTTACCCGAATAGGGTAATTCATATTCAACAAAGGCTTGCGACCACGAGCCGCAAAACCAATTCCAGCACCAAGAGCAGTACTACCTAACGCAGATAATTTATCTGCAAAAAAACCTAACGTAGCATGACGAGCACGAACATTAGATTCCGCTTCAATAGCGGGTATCTCTGCAGCAACTTTACGAGCATTAGTACGATTAAATTCCGCAATAGCTTCTTGCGTCTGCCGTTCAGCTTCTTTCAAAGCTTTATCCTTGTCGGCAAGTTGCAAATCCTTTTTCAAACGAGCAAGCTCCACACTATTGCTCACAATATCACGCAAACCAGCAGAAATATTTCCTCCAGGAGCATGCGCAGATCCGCCAGAACCTGCGGAACTACTTGCAGCACCAGCAGAAGCTGCAGAACCCGACGGAGAGGAGGCTCCGCCGGGAACTGCAAGAATAGGATTCAACCCGGCAGCCTTATAGTCTGCCATATTACGCTGCACCGCGGTTGAACTCATGCGCTCCTGAAAGTCGCGATTAACCTGCGCTTCACGAGAATTAAAAGCACGCTCTTCATCCATTTCGCCAGACGAAAACGTCTGCGACTCCAAACGCTCACCATGCTGCCACGAACGGTTTTTATCAGCCTCATCACGGTTAAAATCACGATCGAAACCTTTTTCCCGCGCATCAACAGCAGTAGATACTAAACCAGTGATTAAACCCAACGGATTAAAAGAATCAAACAAACCACCCATAAAACCTCCTATAAATGATCGATTAAACCGGGTACACTGTACGCCGGTAAAATCCGGGTAGACCGATTTTGAATATACATATCGATCATAAAATGAGGTTCCGTCGGTACAGCAATAACACGATCAATAGGAGGATTCTCCTCAATAAAATCAGTACCTAACGTCGGCAAAGCCGTAAACTGTTGGGCACAATGCCATATATCAAGAGAACCAGACACACCAGAACGAAACAAACCAGTAATCTTCGACGGTTTGTACCGATATTCCGCATGACGTTCCTGATAGCCGAATATTTTTTCGTTATCAGGAGTACCGGTAGAACCAGTATCAACAGACGGGTCTTGACAATAAAGCTCCTTAGTATAAACAGCTTGTTCACCAAGATTCGCGAACACAGGAAGGTAAAAGTCATAACGCGTAAGCTTCGACCAAAACCGTTCGAGACCCTGCTGATAATTAAGATCAGCACGCGCAGACATAATACCAATTACCCAACCATGTTCCGTGAAAGATTTAACAAATCCCGATTGCCCGGAAGATGTACCCATGCCAGCAAGATTGCCTTGCTTGGTAGTTGTACCAGAAGCACCCGAAGCGGAATTCTGAGGAATCGGGGTAACATTGAGACGAGTTGTGCCACCACCGAGATACACCGGGCGCTGCAAAACAGCATACGAAGGGTCAGTGACACCATATTGAGACCTCAATATCTCAGGATAACGTGTGCCACCACGAGCATCACGTTCCAACAAACGCTGCGTTTGAAAAGCTTCACGCAACGCATTTATCGTCGAAGCAGTCGCTGAACTCAAATCAGCAAACAGCTGACCGGCACCGGTCGAAACTTCGGGACGCACCTCAACCTGCCCGGACACACGAGGCTGCAAAGTACGGCGAGTATTACTGGCACAAACAATATCAATCAAATCACCAGACGTCCCGTTACCTTCGGGACCAGCCATGATAGGAGCATTATCACCAAGAGGCAAAAGTACGTCATCACCTTTTTGCGGATACGGCAAACACGATGTAAAATAATCGTGACGTTTTGCACGTTTCAACAAAACATAATCCGCAACATCACTATCAGCATCGTCGATATCGACAACAACACTGTCAATCAAATCCTGCGGACGATACCAATTATTATAAATCAAATTGTACGCACGCAGGGGCAAAGCCGAAT